GGTGTGAACGGCGTTGACGGCGCTGATGGTCGGGATGGTTCGGTCGGTGAACGCGGTGATGTGGGCCCTTCAGGTCCTGCCGGCCCGCAAGGTGCACAGGGTGAACGGGGTGAGCGCGGCTCCGCTGGTGCGAACGGATCCGATGGCAAGGATGGTAAGGATGGGCGCTCTGTGGTGTCTGTGTACTGTTCTGATGGTCGCCTGGTTGTGAAATATAGTGACGGTACGGCGTCCACGATATCGGGTTCGGTGGCCTGCGAGAGTGTGAAACCATCACCTGTGGTTACCGTGTCATCCCGCAAGTAAAAAAGAAAAGGGAAGGGTGTTACTGATGTTGGTCGTGTTTGGGGGTGGTGTGTGGTGAGGTTTATTCCTGCGGCGCATTATTCTGCCGGCTCGAATAGTCCGGTGAATAGGGTTGTGATTCATGCGACGTGCCCGGATGTGGGGTTTCCGTCCGCTTCGCGTAAGGGGCGGGCGGTGTCCACGGCAAACTATTTCGCGTCCCCTTCATCGGGTGGTTCGGCGCATTACGTGTGTGATATTGGGGAGACGGTGCAGTGCTTGTCGGAGTCTACGATTGGTTGGCATGCCCCGCCGAATCCGCATTCTTTGGGTATAGAGATTTGCGCGGATGGGGGTTCGCACGCCTCGTTCCGGGTACCAGGGCATGCTTACACGAGGGAGCAGTGGCTTGATCCGAGGGTGTGGCCCGCGGTGGAAAGGGCGGCGGTGCTGTGCCGGCAGTTGTGTGACAAGCATGGTGTTCCGAAAAGGAAACTATCTGTGGCCGATCTAAAAGCGGGTAGGCGGGGCATCTGCGGGCATACTGATGTGACGGATGCGTGGCATCAGTCGGATCATGACGATCCGGGGCCGTGGTTTCCGTGGGACAAATTTATGGCTGTGGTGAATGGCCACGGCGGCGGTTCAAGTAGTGAGGAGTTAACGGTGGCTGATGTGAAAGCGTTACATGATCAGATTAAACAATTGTCTGCTCAGCTTAGTGGTTCGGTGAATAAGCTGCATCACGATGTTGGTGTGGTTCAGGTTCAGAATGGTGATTTGGGTAAACGTGTTGATGCCCTGTCGTGGGTGAAGAATCCGGTGACGGGGAAGCTGTGGCGCACTAAGGATGCCCTGTGGAGTGTCTGGTATTACGTGTTGGAGTGTCGTAGCCGTATTGACAGGCTCGAGTCTGCTGTTAACGGTTTGAAAAAGTGATGGTGGTTTGTTGTGGGTAAACAGTTTTGGTTAGGTTTACTGGAGCGGGCGGCTAAGACTTTTGTGCAAACGTTTGTTGCGGTGTTGGGGGTGACGGCGGGTGTCACGTATACTGCGGAGTCGTTTCGCGGTTTGCCGTGGGAATCTGCCCTGATAACAGCAACGGTGGCTGCGGTGCTGTCGGTTGCTACATCGTTTGGTAGCCCGTCGTTTGTGGCCGGCAAACCTAAAACCACGGTTGTGGATGCGGGTTTGGTTCCACCCGATGATGGGGGCATTGTTGAGCCGCACATGGTTGATGTGTCGGATCCTGGCATGATCGAGCCTGTAGACGATGCTGATCTTGGCGGCTATGAGCCGAAGCGTGCCGCCGAGTCTGAGGTTGGCACGGTAGAGCCGATCGAATGATAAGTGAATATGTGTGTGCCCCAGCGGTGCTGCCACGATTGTGTGGTGGTTGCCGCTGGGGCACTCTTTTTGTTTATGTGGTGTGGCTATAATTCGTTGCGGTCGATGGTGTCTTCGAGCATCTGATACAGGTGGAGGCAGGTAGAGATAGTTTCGCTGGCCTGGTCTAGAACGTTCCGGCCGATAACGTTTTTGTGGTTGTCGCGGTGGCGGATGATAGCCCACATGATCTCGTCGGCTGCCGCCTGCAATAGTTTGGCCTGGTATGCGATTCCGGCGAGCCAGTCTAGTGCTTCCTGGCTTGCATAGGGGCTCTGGTCCTCGCTGTTGTCACGGGTGTTGCTGTTGTTTGTGGGGCGTCCTGCACTGTCGCATAACCACAGGATTTCGCTGCACTCGTCTAGCGTGTCCTGGTCGATAGCGAGATCGTCGAGGCTGACTTCGTTGACGGTAAGGTTCACGTTGTCGAGGGAGATGGGTACACCGTACTGGTTTTCGACACTGTCAACAATGTTTTCCAGCTGTTGCATGTTGGTGGGCTGTTGTTGGACGATACGGTGTATCGCTGTGTTGAGGGTGGTGTAGGTGATATTGTGTGTGTTGTTCATGGTTTTATCCCATCCCTGTGCTTTCGTCGTTTTCGTCTGGATAGTATCTACTGTTTGCGTAGCCTGTTAGGGTGATCAGTGTTTGGTCTGCCCACTGTTTCACAGTCTGCCGGGTGACTCCGAGTCGTTGGGCGGCCGACGCATATGTTTGGTCATACCCGTAGACTTCCCGGAATGCTGCCAACCGTGCCAAATGTTTTCGCTGTTTGGATGGCTGGCAGGTGAGGGTGTAGTCGTCGATGGCTAGTTGTAGATCGATCATGGAGACGATGTTGTTGCCGTGGTGTTGTGGCGCGGTTGGTGGGGGTGGCATTCCTGGTTCGACGGAGGGTTTCCATGGGCCGCCGTTCCAGATCCATTGGGCGGCTTGGATGATGTCGGCGGTGGTGTATGTGTGGTTCACTGGTAATCCTTAAACAGGTCGTTGGTGTTGCTAGTGTTGCTGGTGTCGAATCGTCCCACACAGTGGCAGTAGTCGTACATGAGTTTAATAATGTGTTGGTGGTCGCCGAGGTAGGTGTTTCCGCTGATGCTGTAGGTGGCTGTGCCGTCTTTACTGATGGTGTATTTGGCGGTGATGGTTTCGGGTGTTTCTGTGTTGGTGATGATGGCGGTGGTGGTGGCGCCTACGGTTTGTAGCCTGGTGGTTTGGGTGCCGTCGTCGAGGATGGTGGTGACCATTATGATTCTCCTTAGTTGCTGGTTTGGTTGTCGGCTATGGCTGTGATTTCTTGTACCGGTTTGGGTAGATCTAAATGCTGTGTGGTTTTGTTTGCTAGTCGTTGGGCTACACGGTAGCCCATTTGGGTCCACTGGTTGCCTTCCAGCTGGTGGTATTGGTTGCGTACGGCTATGTAGAGGAGTGCGTCTTGATAGAGGTCGTCGGGGTTGATGGCCGGGTAGTGGCGCGCAATGTTGGTGCAGGCTTTGTGTAGCTGGTGTTGGTGGTGTGGGGTTGCCCATTCCCAGTTGGCGGTGGTGGCTTGTTCTACTTTGGTTGGTCGTCTGCTCATGGCACTATTACCTGGCTATCTGGTAGTTGTTGGGTGTTTTGTTGTTGATAGTGTAGCACACGAGTCCGGGGTGGCCGGTGGTGCCTGTGCGGTGCCGGTACCAGACGGATTCTCCTTCCATGGATGGGCATTGGATGAAGGTGCGTTGTCCTTGCTCTGAGATTTCGAGGTGGTGCCGGTGCCCTGCCATGAGAATATTAGATACGGTGCCGTTGTGGAATTCTTGGCCGCGCCACCATTCGTAGTGTTGGTTGTTGCGCCATTGGTGTCCGTGGGCGTGCAGGATAGTAGCCCCGGCTACGTTTACGGTGGTGGTCATTTCGTCCCTGTCAGGGAAGTGGAAGTGTAGGTTGGGGTAGTGGTTGGTGAGTTGGTAGGCTTCTGCGATGGCGCGGCAGCAGTCCACGTCGAAGGAGTCGTCGTAGGTGGTGACTCCTTTGCCGAAGCGCACGGCTTCTCCGTGGTTGCCGGGGATGGATGTGATTGTCACGTTTTGGCAGTGGTCGAATTGGTGGACCAACTGGAGCATGGCCATGCGGGTGAGCCTGATTTGTTCCGTCAAGGGTGTTTGTGTGCGCCAGGCGTTGTTGCCTCCTTGTGACACGTATCCTTCGATCATGTCGCCGAGGAATGCGATGTGGACTCGTTGCGGTTTGCCTGCTTGCTGCCAGTAGTGTTTGGCGGCTGTGAGGGAGCGTAAATAGTCGTCGGCGAAGTGTGCTGTTTCTCCTCCGGGGATGCCTTTGCCGATTTGAAAGTCTCCCGCCCCTACCACGAACGCAACATTGCTGTAGTCGGTGTGTGTGTCTTGGTTGGGTTTGGGGGGTGTCCATTCGGCTAGTTTATCGACGAGTTCGTCGACCGGATAGGGGTCGGTTGCGGGTTGGTGGTCGATGATTTTTTGTATGGATCGGCCGGTTTCTCCGTTGGGGAGTGTCCATTCGGAGATGCGTGTGCGCCGTACGGTGCCGTTTGCGAGATCATCGCGGATGGTGTCTGCTTCGTTGTCGTGGTTGGCTAGCTGTGTGAGGAGCCGGTCTATATTGTCTATCATCGGGTATCCTCCTCTTGTGGGGTGGTGTTGGCTTGTTTGCGGCGATAGTCTTTTATAACGGTGGCGGAGATGGGGTATCCTGCCTGGGTGAGCTGTTTTGCTAGCCATGAGGCGGGGATAGACCTGTCGGCGAGGACGTCGGCGGCTTTAGCCCCGTAGCGTTGAATAAGGGTTTCAGTTTTGGTTGCCATGATGTCCCATCGGTTGTGTGGTGGGCTGCCATCCTGTGCGGCAGTCGCCGTCGTGTCCTGGTTTGCGGGTGCACCACGATACGGTTCCGTCTGTGTGGTTGAGTGTTTTACCGCACATGACGTCACGTAGGTGCTCGGGAAACTCATCGTTGTTGTTGTCCCCGTGCATGTCGATCAAGTGTTGGGTTTTAGTAACCATCATGCCTCCTATGTGTGAAAGAGTGTGCAAATACTATGCAGGTGTCATGGATGTTTATGCGGGTATGGTTTTCATCACCTTGCTGAACGTTACTTGGTTACTGTACATCATCTGAGTGATTTCCTGATCAGTCTTATCGGGGTGCTGCTTTCGCAGGTTCGCCCACTGGCAGGCGTTGTCGGTCTCCTGCTGTAAACGTGTCAGGTGCTGCTCGTTGATGATGTGTTTCCACATTGTCCATGACACGTCGAGCCTGCGGAGCATGTTCATGGCTGGCACGTTGAAGGAATTGAGGAAGAGTATTTCTTCGGTGTAGTACTGTTTTTCGTATTGGTCCCATCCGCTTCGGTGCCTGTTGGGCTGGTTTTTGGGGTAGGCTTCCCGGCAGATTTTGTGTAACCGTTTGGCCATGTCGTCGGGTAGTTTAATGTCGGGGTTGGCGCGGATCATGGATCGCATCCCGTCATAGGTGGTGCCCCAGGTGTGCATGATGTGGAGTGGGTCTTCACCATCGGCCCATTTTTCTGCACAGATGGCGAGGCGGATGCGCCTCCTGGCGGCTTTACTGGTGTTGCGGCGGCCGGGGATGGGGCACGTGTCGAGGGGATCCATGATGTTTTAGTGTACCTTTCCGTGTTGTGGTTGTTTGTCTGGTTTTATTGTAGCACTGTGTCTAGTGCTTGTGTCAACCCTGTTTTGCCTGTTTTCAGGTAGGTGTCTGTGACATCGCCCAGGGTGAGGGGCACGTGGGTGGCTTGGGGGAGTGCTGCCTGGAGGGTTTGGGCCATCTGGTGGCCTGCTTTGTCGGGGTCGGACCAGATGTAGATGTGGTCGTAGCCTTCGAAGAATTTGGTCCAGAAGGTTTGCCACGAGGTGGCGCCGGGTAGGGCGACGGCTGGCCATCCGCATTGTTCGAGGATCATGGAGTCGAATTCGCCTTCGCAAATGTGCATTTCGGCTGCCGGGTTGGCCATGGCGGCCATGTTGTAGATGGAGCCTGTGTCTCCTGCCGGGGTTAGATATTTGGGGTGGTTGTGGGTTTTGCAATCGTGTGGGAGTGAGCAGCGGAAACGCATTTTTCGTATTTCGGCTGGCCGCCCCCAAACTGGGTACATGTATGGGATGGTGATGCACTGGTTGTAGTCTTCGTGGCCTGGTATGGGGTCATTGTTGATGTATCCAAGGTGGTGGTAGCGGGCTGTTTCTTCGCTGATGCCTCTTGCCGAGAGGAGGTCGAGTATGTTTTCGAGGTGGGTTTCGTAGCGGGCTGAGGCTTTCTGGATTCGGCGGCGTTCCGCAATGTTGTATGGGCGTATGCTGTCGTACATTCGGGTTTTCTTTCTCTAATTGTTGTTGTAGTTTGGCGAGGCCTCCTCCGATACCGCATGTGTGGCAGTACCAGACGCCCTTGTCGAGGTTGATGCTCATGGAGGGCTGGTGGTCGTCGTGGAACGGGCAGAGGATGTGTTGCTCGTTCCTGGACGGGTTGTACCGTATCTGGTAGGTGTTGAGGAGGCGGCGGGTGTCAGAGGTGTGGGAGGAGCTCGTTGAGGGTTGATACCACATAGGCTTCGCTCCAGGGTTTGTTGCGTTGTTTCATGATGACGAGTCCGATGGTGGAATTGTTTTGTTTGTTTCGGTGTGTTTCGTAGTTGCGTGCCTCCCGGCTGGCTTGTTTCACGAATTCGGCGAGGTGTGGCTGGCCGGCTTTGGCTTCGATCACATAGGTTTTGTTGCCGGTTGTGAGGATAAGGTCGCCTTCGTCTTCACGGCCGTTGAGGTGGAGGCGTTCTATATCATGGCCGGTGTCGCGTAGTTGGTGGAGGAGTCGTGTTTCCCATTCTGCGCCGGCCCTGCGGTTTCTTGATTGTTGTGTCGACATGATAGTCCTTTGTGTGTTGTGGTCATATTCCAGGGCTGTTTTTCGGCGAGGGGCCCGAAGAAGGTGTATTCGGGGTAGGCTCGTAGCCGCTCGTATCGGGTGCCGTCGGGGCTGGATTTGCCTGTGCGCTGTTTGAGGACGGCGATGCGTGCCTCTGCCGGGATCGATAGCCCGTTGCCGTTATCCTCGCCACCATACAACGAGACTCCGAGGATGAGTTGTGGTTTTTCGGAGAGGCCGTTTTTGATTTCTCGCCGGGCGGGCGGGTGTTCGATGTCGGAGCCGGTTTTGTCGGTTGCGTGGTGTGTGACAATAATGGTGGAGCCAGTATCGCGGCCGAGGGCTGTGATCCATTGCATGGCTTCTTGCTGGGCCTGATAGTCACTCTCGCAGTCTTGGATGTCCATCAGGTTGTCGATAACGATGATGGGTGGGAAGGTGTTCCACATTTCCATGTAGGCTTGCAGTTCCATGGTGATGTCTGTCCATGTGATGGGTGACTGGAATGAGAATGTGATGTGTTGGCCGTGGTGGATGCTGTCTCGATAGTATTCTGGCCCGTAGTTGTCGATGTTGTGTTGTATCTGTTGGGTGGTGTGTTGGGTGTTGAGTGAGATGATTCGTGTGGAGGCCTCCCAGGGTGTCATGTCCCCTGATATGTAGAGGGCGGGCTGGTTGAGCATTGCTGTGATGAACATGGCTAGCCCGGATTTTTGGCTGCCGGACCGCCCCGCGATCATGACGAGATCCCCTTTGTGGATGTGCATGTCCAGGTTGCGGTAGAGGGGTTCTAGTTGTGGTATGCGGGGCAGTTCGGCGGCTGTTTGGGAGGCCCTCTCGAAGGATCGTTGTAGAGAGAGCATCGGGACCTTTATCTATCTGTCTATCGGTTGGATGATGTTTTGGTGGTCAGATGGAGTCGATATCGATGTCAGCATCAGCAGGGGCTGTGGTGTCGTCTAGCTGGCCGTTATCGCGTTTGTCTACGTATTCGGCAACCTTATCGTAGATGGCGTCGTCTAATGGTTTGAGCACGACCGCGTTGAACCCGTTTTTGGTGCGCACGGTGGCGAGTTTGAAGGCCTGCTCCTCGCCAAGGTAGGCTTCGAGGTCGCGGATCATGGAGTGTGGGCGGTCGTTGTTGCCGCGTGCTTTTTCGATAATGGCGTTGGGGATGGTTTCTGGGGTGCCGTTGTTGAGGTCGTCTAGGGTGTGGAAGATTGTGACATCAGCGTAGATGCGGTCGGCGACCTGTCCGCCGTAGCCTTCTGTGTTGTGCTGGACGTCGCGGATTTTGAAGGCGATGGCGGTGGCGTCCTGGTTTCGGGAGGGGTTGAAGAAGGTGCTGTTGCTGTTGTTTCGGTAGTTTGCGAGTCCCATTGTTGTTTCCTTTACTGTTTTGTTGATTTGTGTCGGTTTTTATCGGGTGAGGCTGTTTCGTTTGCTGCGGAACGCCTCAGACACGTCACTGTTACTAGTGATGATCTTCTTGTACTGTTTCAGAAGGTCGGCTAGCTGTGCCTTGCTTGTGGCATTGTTAATTTTGTCGATGACGATGTCGTTTCCTTCTGAGGCGATGTTGTCTACGTAGTCTTTGGCGGCCTGATTGTAGCGATCTTGGAGGATGATGGATGCTGTGGCGATCAGGGTTGCCAGGTCCCAGTTCCTTGCCGCGGAGCTGTTTTTGAGTCCGCCTAGCAGGTCGATGATAGTCTTCTTTACCTGGTCGGCGGTGTCTCCGCGGATGACGGTCCATGGGGCGGCGTAGTCGCCTCCGTATTTGAGTGTGACGGTGAATCGGTCGTCGTCTGTGTTGTCGGTCATTTGGTGTCCTTTTCTTTATTGTCTGTTTGGGGTGGCTGTACGGTGGTTTCTATCGGGTACCTGTAGGCGTCTTTCCCGTTGACAGCCCAGCAGGCGTCCTTGACGGGGCAGCCTTTACAGAGTGCTGTGACATGGGGTACGAAGATGCCTTCACTGATTCCTTTCATTGCTTGACTATACATGGATGATACATGCCGGTAGGTGTTGTTGTCAAGGTCATAGAGTTCGGTGGATGTGCCCTGTTCGACCGATTGCTCGTCTCCCTTGGTGGTGGCGGGTGTCCAAAACATGCCTTTTGTCACATCGTTGCCGTGTTGGTTGAGCATGTACCGGTATGTGTGCAGCTGCATGCTGTCGGCGGGTAGGCGTCCGGTTTTGAGGTCGAGGATGAAGGTTTCGCCGGTGTCGGTGTCGGTGAAGATACGGTCAATATATCCGACAATAGTGGTGCCATCCTGGAGGGTGGTTTCTACCGGGTATTCGATGCCTGGCTGGCCGTCAATAACAGCGGTGATGTATTCTGGGTGGTTGCGCCTCCAGTTTTTCCACCGGTCCACAAAGGTGGGGCCGTATATCATCCACCAATTGTAGTCTTTTTTGTGTGGCCCGCCTGACTCGCACATGTTTTTGCATATTCTGCCGGAGGGTTTGATTTCTGTGCCTTCGGATTCGGCGAGGGCGACTTGGGTGTCGAAAATGTTTTTGAAGGATGAGAGTTTGTCTGGCAGTGCAGGGTATTCGGCGGGATTGTACAGGTGTAGGTCGTATTGTTCGGTGATGTGGTGTATGGCGCTTCCGGCGATGGTGGCGTACCAGGTGTGGTGTTGGGCGTGGTAGCCGTGTTGGAGGCGCCATTTTTCTCCGCATTCGGCCCACTGGGTGAGTGAACTGTAGGAGATGTGGCCTGGATGGTCGATGGTGGATGGTTTTTGTGCTAGAGGCATTACTTGTCGCCTTTGTGGGTGTTCCATGGGTTGCGGGTGTCTTGGCCGGCATCGTGTTGCTGGTATGCGAGGAGTGCGAGGCAGTGCCAGGCAGCATGGGCTAGATGGGGTAGCCCGGATTCATCATCGAGGTTGCGTCCTTGCTGCCATGATAGTAGGTGCCGGTAGAGGGCGTCGACACTGTGGCTCCACGGATAGCCGCCGGTCCAGTTGTTGTCGCCGTATTTGGTGGCGCCGTAGCCTGCCACGGAGCCGAGGGCGTGCAAGGCTGTAGGGTCGATGAGGGAGAGCCTGCAAAGTTTCAATTCTTTTTTGGCACCGCTGTTGGGGTCGGTGTACATGCTGGTTGGCTTATCCATGGGGTGTGTGCTCCTTAAGGGTGGGTTACTTGTTGTTGTCGTGGGCTAGGGCGACGGCGAGGATAATGATGGCGAGGGTTTCAGCGATCAGGATGGGTGTTGTGATCATTTAGTGTCTCGGGGATTGTTGGTGAGTGTTGAGGCACCTAGTAGGGTGGTGAGGGCGCATGCGGCGATGATGGCGAGGGCTGCCTTGTGTGGGGTGCCGGTTGCGTACATCCATGTGATGATGGCGCCTTGGATCCATGCCAGTGTGGTGAAGAACGTTTCGTAGCTGTGCAGCTCAATGTTGTTGTTGGGTGTGTTCATGCTTGCTCCTGAAGAATGGTGTTGATGGTTTTATAAATGTTGTACAGGTCGGTTTCGATAGATAACAGTTGGTTGATTTGCTGGTCGAGATCAATGTCTGGGTTGAGGGTGTTGATGCGGGAGGCGATGTCGGTGGCTGTGCGTAGTGTGCCGCCGGTGTGGTGAATGATGTGTGCCGTGTCGGCGAGTCCGGTGGTGACAGCGTAGTGGGAGAGGAGAGGCATAGCTGGGGGGTGCTCCTGGGCGGGTTACTGTTGCGGGTTGATGTTGAGGTCGGTGACGTGCGGTGAGCTTTCTGTTCCGGTGACGAGGCAGTGGACGGTGACGGGTAGTTTGGATGCGCCGGGCTGTTTCATGGTTGCGCCGTAGACGATAGTAAAGGTGTCTTTACCAATAATTTTGTGGAGTTGGAGGTCGATGTCGGGGTTGCCGTTCCATTTGACACCGTGTGCGGCGGCTTGCTGTTCGGCTTTGCGGTCGCAGGTGTGTGCGGCGGTGATCATGGTGAGTCCGGTGGCGGTTTCTTCTCCCCTTGCTTGGGCTTGCTTGTGGGCTTTGGCCTGTTCGGCTCGCAGTGACTGTTCTGCGGCTGCCTGCCGTGCCGCTTTCTCGGCTTTGCGCTGTTGGGTGGTTTTGGGGGTCCATTCGGTGTTGGCTGTGGTGGCCTGTGGGGCTGGCTGGGAGGCGAGTGGCGGATTGTCGTCTGGGGCTGGCATGAATGAGGCGGCGGCGATGATGGCGGCTGTGATTCCGGCGATGGTGTAGCCTGTTTTCTTGTTCATGGCTTTGTGTCCCCTTTCCGGGGTGTTGTTTGTTGCTGACATGATCAATACTTCCAGTGACTGGACCTCGTGTCAAGGCTGCGCTCAACGATTGTGAGCGATTCGTGTGTGGCTAGGGGTTTTGTCCTTGAGGTATGACAGGTCACGTCCTGTAGTCCAGTAGCCGAGACGATTACGCTTCATACCCTTAGCCTTCATCTCGTCCACGGTGAGACACCTGCGACGACTGGGGCCTTCCTTGACTCCATGATCGCCTGTGCGGTGCATGTCGCCAGAGCGAGTACTAGTGAATGTCTCGTGACAGACTGTGCAGTGTTCTGGTCGGTATCCGGTGATTGTGCTATCGCACTTGTGGCATGTCCATTGCATGATTGGTCCTTCTTTCGTGTTTTAAGCTGTGACTCGGTGGATTAGAGCGACTTTCAGCCCCTGGGGGTATGATTATATAGGTCAGGTATTTTCTAGGCGATTCTAGGCTCATTGTGTACGAGTGATTCTTGTGGGGTGGGGGGCTATCGGCTGTACAGGGTGAGGAGGTGGCCTACGTTGATGCGGCTCACATTCCAGTAGAGTTGTGTGGCTTCTCCGCCGGTAAGCGGCTTCCACTCGTCATGGCTGAACACG